GCTTGTTTATAATTTAACTGCATGTGAAGATCTAACTCTTCTTGAGAGTCAGGTAGTAGTTCGGGATTTTCATTAAATAAATCCATACCAAAAGTTTCTTTAATATACTCTTTTAGTTCTTTACTACGCATGTCTTCTGTAATCTTATCCATATATTCGGTTCTTTTAGAAACCCCAAATGGATCTTGTGAGTGCGCTTTTATATCATATAATCTTTCAGCAATACCATTTACAACAATATCTACAAATTTAGGTATAATTGGAACTGGTTTCCAGTCTAAGTTTAAATAACTTAAATCACCATTTATAGATAATTCATCTTTATATTTCTGTATAGGTTGCTCGCCTCTAGCATATAGTCTTAAGTTGTGAAAATTGTTTCTATTATGTATATATCTATTTGAATAGTTTTCTTTGTCAAACCATTCGTTTTCTATGGCTTGAGCTATTTTAAGTCCATAATCATAACTTATTTTCTCTACATCGCTTACTACTTGACTTGGAAATTGCCTCATATTAGTTTTTTATTATCTTTGAAGTATTACCCCTGTTAGAATACTTGGCAATACTTATATTCAATTTTGGTTTCTCAATGCTTGCGTTTGGTCTATATAAATTTCTATTACACGCCATTATTGCTAATCCAGAACTTATTGTTGCATCAAATTTAGTTCTTTTTGTTATATCAAACTTAGACCAATCGTTTAAGGTTCTATTAAAATATATGTTTCCATATTCTCCATTTTTAATATGCCCAACATAACTCTGTATATACATTTCAATAGCCGCAGCATGAGCCTGTTTTATATCTTCGCTTGAATTAGGTATTCCACCTATTTCTTTTTCAGTTACAGACAGTTTGTTCCATAGTTTGTCTGGTCGGTTCATAGAATAACCCCTATAGCCTCTTCTTCTTAAATGGTATAACAGTCTTGGTTTGTTGTTTTCACAAAGTATTGGCATGCCGTAAAATACACATGCCATTAGCACGTCTTCAAAAAACATTTCTGCTGTTTGTGGTCTAGCTATATATTCTAAAAACATATGGTTTGGTGGACAGTCTTCCATACTAAACTTTGTTAAGCCGTGCAACGCTCCATTTGATCCTCTACCATCTACTGTTCCTGATATATCGTAACTATCACAACCAAAGGCACCCATGTGTTCGTTAGCTGGATATTTAATTCCTTTTTTTATAACAATTCTATTTTGTAATTCTTGTGGTGGAAACCAACTTATTTTAAATCTACCTTTTGGATCTGGGTAAAATATAACTTGTGTGTCTTTAATACCATTAACCCACTGAAAATTACCAGTAGATATTACAGAAGAGTTTCCTATACCTTCGTTATAATCTATTTGTTCGTATATTTTTACTAAGTTAAATATACTGTTTTTAGCCTCGTCTCTAAACGCGTGCTCTGTAGTTCTAGGGAATTGTCTATAAAACTCATTTAAAGCATCGTGATCAGATTTTAATCCCTCAACTTCGTTGTTCCAGTGCTCTATTATACCTACATCTATTAATTCACCGTCTGGATCAACGACATCTGTGTCAGGAGTATCAAATACTGGAAGTCCGAACTCGTCAATAAATCCTTCGTAGTTCCATTCCATTGGGATAAACAAAGAGTATAAACCAGATTTTGTCTGACCATTTCTATTTCTCTGAGTGACATCTGATGCGTCATATAGTTTTTTAAAGTTGTCTCCACCTTTGTCTAATGCGTTTGATGTTGAGCCCATCATACATTTACCAACTACCTTGCTACCTAATCGTAAACATGTTTTTGTAACTCTCCAATTATTTAATATATTATCGGGTCTTTCCCATTTACCACTTTCATCATGAACTAATAAACTTAACTTTTCCCCATCGTAACTATTGTCTCCTGTGTTTTTCCAATCAATAGTTGTATCTAGTCCTTTAATATCTTCGATTTGCTCGTTCGCTGTAATCTTTTTTCTCGTAAACTTACTAGCGGGAACACGATAAGCCAACTCGGATTTTGGACGATCCATTCCATCTTGTATAGGTTTAAAAAAGAACGGATAATTAATCGATATAGGAACAACTTTGTCTGTAAACATTTTTTTAGCATCCGCACCGGTTTTAGATAATATACCATATCTACTATCACTTGATATAGTGGCTAAATTAACTGTTTCTGCCGACGACATAAAAGAAAAACCAGAACGACGGTTTTTTAAATAACACATACCATAACATCTTTTATCCGCTTTACAAGCCTCCCAGAATATATAAAATAATCTATTTGCTTCTCTATAGTCTGGAGCCCCAACGTCAATCTTACTCCATTGTAAATACATATAGTGTGTACCAGTTATCCAAATTGATTTACCTTTATTTACAAACCAAAACCCCTCTTCTCTTCTTTTAAACTCCTCGTTTATATAGTCGTACCACTGTTCTTTTTGTTCTTCTGGGTAAGCTCTCCAATCAAATATGTTCTTGATCCTTTCGAGCTCTTTAGGGTACTCCTGTTTAACCCATTTATTTTTTGGATGCTTATATACTTCTTTAGGTGGTTTAGGTAAACCTATGACTAAATTTTGTATTTCTATAATTTCACCTATAACACCATTGTGTGATAACACAATTAAATCATGCTCTTTGTTATAGCCGTACTTCCACTTCTTACCTCTGTTCATTCTGGTAATAGTGGTCTTTTTTATTGGCTCAACCGTATTAACTAAACTTTGCTTGTACATTACTTAGATCTACCTTCAGCGAATCCTTTAAAAACCGTTTTCTCTGTCTTTTTAGGTGCTTTGCCCTCAAGCAAGTTTTCTTCTTCTTGGATTCTATTAAGTATTTCAAACGCGTCAAATATAGCTAGTTTTTTAGTAGCTGCGGCATTTTTAAGTCTATCAGCAGAAACGTCATCTTCTGTGTTAGTAATAATCTTTTCTTTTGCGACGTTAATTAATTCCTCAACTGCTCTATGCCCAGCTTGGATTATAAGTTTTTTCGTTTCCTTGGTATTCATATTTAATTGTAATAAATTGATTCATGACTCTATATAAACGTTGGCCGTCTATAATAAACTCATATGTTGAAAATGGCGTAAAGCCTACTAATTCGTTTTTGCTATACACACCATCCGAATACTTTACAATGCCAATACATTTTTCTTCTTGGTCAACACCTAGTTTGTTTCTTTCTTTTATAGGCTGTACAAAGCAATAACCTTTTGGAGCCTTCCATTCGTTGTTTCTTTTGTATAAAAATATTTGATCTTCTTTTATGAGATACGTATTTTCATCAAAATAACTTCTACTATTTTTTTCATTACCTCTAACATCGTGCCAACGTCTAAAAACATTGTGATGTACTATAATAGTATCCTTAAGTTTTATTTCTGTTTTAAAAGCTGTAGGAACAGATTTAACAATCGCCTCTCTATTCGTAAATTGATGGTTGTATATTTCAGTATTAATAATAAGATCTTTACCATCAACTTTTTTAACGTTGTTATATCTATTTCCTTTTGGCTCTATAACAAAGTCAAAAGGCGCTTTCATTAGTACTCTAAGTTATATTCTATAGATATAGCCATGTTCTTATTAAAGTCCTTCCATGGTAAAACATCTTTATTCTTTTTAATATATATAGAGTATTTATCTTTTTCTTCTATAATATCTGATATCGTATGTCCACCATATACATCTTGACCAACAGCGTAATGCATAGCGTTTTCCTTGTAGTCTTTACCTACCGTAATTTTTCTAATTAGCTTGCTCATCGTGGTTTATTTCTCCAGTATGGATATTAATATTATCCGTACCGTATTCTTTTTTTAATTCTTCCTGTATTAAAGCTAGTTCACCTTGAAATGATATAACGTGATCTAACATAGCTCTTTTTCTAGTTTCTAAACTACCAATCTCCATTTGCCCTCTATTTAGATTGTTGATAATATCTTGCATTTTACTTAAATGCTCGTTACTAATTTTTGTAGGTTTTTCACCTCTTAGTTCTTTAATTTTTTTTGTTGTGTTTTTTGCCATTTTATTTAATTTTAATTAATTATAAGTTATCGTCTAACCATGTGTTCATGTTAGATCTTTCTGTTGCGCTTAAGGCACTATTGCAAACTAGCAATGCCTTAAAGTGATCGCTTAGAGCTCCTTTTATTCTATCAAAGGTTATTGCGGCTGTTTCAGATAACGCACCAGTACTACTTTCAGTTCCATCGAGATATAATCTTACGCTACCACTTGACCTTTGTATCGCAAAATTATAATTAGTACCAGTTGATATTGTAGGAATCGTAAAATCATTATTACCACCTGCACCAGCAGCGGTTTTAAGTCTAGACGTTGTAGTGTTTGTAATTCTCCAAAACATATTAGCATCAGAACTATCTATTAAAAATTTGTCAGCGTTTGTTATATTAACAAATTTAACTCTAACCCATATAGAAAAATCTCCTGACAAGGAAACGTCACCACTAGGTAGAACAAGTTCCTTAGATGTCCCGTCAAAATTTAAAGCCGTTTCAGACGTGCTGTATACAGGGTAATCACTACTAGCCGTAGCGTGCTCGCTACCTACTTGATCTCTCCATTTAGTAACTTGTTCTCCGTCTTCTGGAAAACTCTCGTCTGACTCTTCCACACCAACGTCCGCTCTCCAAAAATGTATTGCGCTAGACAAACCTTCTGGTGTAAACGCTTCTTCTAATGCTGCTCCTCCTGTAATTGAATTTCCTAATCCTAACATATTAAGGTTGACTTGTTGAAAAACCTGCGGTCCCATTTAGAGTACCGTGGGCTTTAGTGTTACTACTATCTAAGGCATTACCTTCAAATTGATAATAACCTATTAAATTTGCTGTCTGTGTGTAATTTGTATGTTGAGTAGTAAGATCTCTCATTACACCACTATTGTATATAGCTGTTACAGCCGTACCAGGTAATTCAACATTCCAAATACCAACTTGATCTATTTGACCGTCTACAAAAGCCCCAGCGCCATCTTGATTAGCACCTATGACTCCAATATCTACATCTCCTATCCAATCACTTTGTCCTGATGAGTCAGTAGTGTTTTGTATTAAACTTCCGTTTCTGTATATTTTAACGCTGTAAGCTCCACTTGAAACAACAAAAGAACCGACAAAATGTTGCCAACCATCATCATATCCAGATCCATCATTATTACTAGAACCTGGTATGTCGTAACTTGCTATTCTTGAATCTCCATCTGTTTTCAAAGTTACTCTCCACTCTGTAAAGTGCTTGTGATAAATAACTTGAAACTGATTACTGGTGTCTGTAAATATCTTTATTATATTTTGCGAAACATCTCCATCATTTTGAACTAAATTTACCCAAAAAGAAATAGTGGTAGCGGTTGTATTAATAGCGGTTTTAAAAGCCTCTGGAAGTGACACGTAGTCACTATTACCATCTAAATTTAAAGATTGATAACTACCAAATATACCACATTCAGTCGTGGGTTGTGATCCTAACCCTATACTTAACATTATATACCTACGTAAGCTATTACTCTACCTGAAGCTAATTGAAAACCAGTCCATCTACCGTAAATAGTAACACCTTTTGGAAAAGTCTCACTATCAACAACATCTCCACCGTCAGCGTCTATACTTGTAGATGTATATTGCGAACTTGGAAAGTTTTGATCTTCTGCTGCAACTAAACCAGTGTTACCACTATCAAAGACAGTATCTTCTAAAAAAGTTATTGCTACAAAAACTTTTGTTATTCTATTTACATTACTAGCTGGAGTTGAATCTGAATCTAAACCACCTATTATTGTTATAGCCTCAGTACCAGCCGCGTGGATACTACCCATTTGACCAAAAGCGTAATCTGTTGGATCTTTATATGCCATAATTTATTTTTTTACTTTTTCTAAGCTACGGCCACCAAAATAGGCACCTATAACTGTTATTAATACTAATTGTAATAAGTCCACCCAAGTATCTTTTACTTCAAAAGCAATAACACCAGCATCGATAAATATCATTAATACTGTTGATACTACTAGAAATATAAGAACTAAAGGTCTTATGTTTTTTGATAACCAAGAGTCTGAGTTCATATCCATACCCCATCTGTTAGAAACTTCTTTTTGCATTTGAGCTTCATAACCCATTATCATATCTTTTATTTTCTTTTCAGCTTCAAGCTTTTCTTCTTTGGACGTGTGTAAGTTATCTATAACCCCACCAACACTTTTAACTAAATCAGTCGCTCCACCTGAAAATATTTTCCCTAATATATTCATTATTTTTTCTTTTTCGTTGAAACTTCCTTAAGCGCTTTAAACTTTCCAAACTTTTGAGAATGAGGCGTTATTCCTTCTGCCTGTACTTTTTGGATTTTTGAAATATCCTCATAACCAGGGTCTAAAGGTGTAGTCTTATCTTTGTCTACGTATTGTTGATTCTTTTCCATATAGGCAGTGACGTTGCTTTTTTTAGACTCGTCGTCAGCTATAGGTCCCTTTTTGTCTTCAAATAAGAAATGTTTTTCTTCTTTATCTTTTTGCAAAGGCGAAGATTTAGATCTGCCATCAGGCATATTTTTATCAGATTCATGGTTAGTACCTGGTAAAGCGTTTTTACGTTTCCAGTAACTCATGTTTTTCATTTTAAATGTCATAGTTTATTTTTTATTCCCATGGCATGTTTTCCCAAGGAAACTCTTTGCTTCCTTCTGGTAACATCTCACCATTGTAATTAATCATTCCGTTTTTTCTTTCGTACGTTTCGCCGTTCCACTTTATATAATTATCATTATACGCTAACTTACCTAGTTTCATATCTGTTTGATGCACCATTTCGTGCATTAACACGTGTTGCTCTTGTTCACTACCAGATTCTATTGTGTGGCTTATGAATATAGAACCATCGTTGTTAGCTTCGCCTAATATACCTTTACCAAGATCTTTTCTTAAAACAGGTGTTCCCGGTATAGATCCATCACTTTGCTTAAAAGACAGTCTTGATTCAACTTGCCCTTTATTAAGTATTGGTCCACGTGATGATCCTAGTTTAAATGCCATATTATCTGTCTTTGTCTTTTATCATATCATCTATAGCTTTATTATAAACTTTATCTGTATATGATTTATTATTATAAAAAGTACTTCTTTCTGATACTGGTAAATCTTCTTCACCTAACAATACTCTATATATTCTACTTGTTAATTGAGAACATTTAAATGATGTTTTAAATACCGAGTACTTTATTGTTGTTCTATTTCTGTGTCTCCAAACTTCTATCCATCCTTTTCTTCTAAGTCTCTCCCAACGGTTTTTATCCCAACTCATTGTATAAACTCCGTCTATAAACTCTTGTCGTGTAAATCTTCCTTTACAATCTAAATAAATTAATAATTCTAAATCTGCATCTGTTAACCCGTAAGTCTTACAGGCCCACTTTCGTGTGAGCCTGT